TTAGGATGCCATTCTGTGCTTTTCTATCCAACAGTCTATATCAGATTCAAGCCATCTCGCAATTTTTCTTTTGCCCTCTCCAAATAACATAGAAGGAGGGAAGTAGCCTGTTTTCATCCAGTCATAGATAGTTGACTTTGGAAGGCTGGTTTTTAATTCAACCGCCTTCAAGTCAAGCAAACGACTTTGCTTTTCTGACATTACCCCTCCTTACTTTCCGCTTTAACTTCATCTACATATTCAATTGCATCTTTCATGCTGAGAAAGCCGCATAACTCTTCACTACAATTTTCATTTTCAAAGACTGTATATGCGAAGACGTTACTCTCATCTATTTCGATAAATAAGCCTTTGTAAATGAACCCAGTAGTCCGCTTGGAGATAAAGAGCTTTACGTCAAAATAAGCCATATCAAATTCACTCATTCCACCCAGCCTCCCAAATCTAAATAGTTTTGACTCCAATCATTAGCGCAATCAGAAATAAATGTTTCCTTTTGCAGTTCATCCATTGCATTCCAGTCATCTTCATCAATGAATTCACTAAGAGGGTAAAAATCTTCCTGAGTGGCATTTGCAATACCAATTGCCATGTAGAACCGAATTTTTAAATCTTTAAATGCTTTTTCACTCATCCCTCAGCTCCCGATTCAACATCCAACAACATGCTGCCTTCCTCTGGATATTCGGTCATCCAAAAGTAATAGCCTTTGCCACTGTGCCCATCTTCAAAAAATTTAATAGTTAGTTCAGTTTCAAGTTGATCTAAATCATTTTCACCATCTGGATTTACAAATTCGAGAAGGCTTTTTAATTGGTGACCATTAAGAGTTATGCTCATCCCTCAGCTCCCGATTCGCTTGCTTCAATCATTGCCTTGTATCCAGTTTTACTCAGCGTCGACATTGGTGCGACTGAGTAACGTTCGTAAGCTTGGAACATCTTTTCTGTAGGCACTTTAGGTACTAAACAGTAATCCTCTGGCACCGCCTGAGCTTTGGCTTTTTCTTGCCAACCAAACCAAGCACCATTTACGTAGCATGCCACTGCGTGAAGACACTGGAATTCAGATGCATAAGTTTGATTCTTATCACTCCAAAAAACATTACCGTGATCTAGGTGAGTCTTAATTTCAGGAATTCCCTCAAACTCACTTCTTAACTTATTCAAATCTGTCATATCATCACCCAATTACTGTAAATTTGAAATTCTTTAAGTTAATAGCAGTCATCTTGTTGCAGTGCTGACACTTGGTTCGGGCTCTTTTCTTTAGCTCCTCAAGGTCTTCACTAATCTGCTTTTTCTGCTCTGTAATCTTTGTTTGTTGTCGGGACCAATATTTCATAGTGTCTTTGATCCACATCACAGGATTTACTTTTGCTCCGCACTTCATGCATGTAAGTTCTAAAGCTTTAGTGTCAATCGCTACTTGTGCATGCTGACACTTACGCAGATTTGTTCTTGGAAAAGGAACAACATTTTCTTCGACATTCAAAACGATATGATCTTGAAAAGGGTAGTTCATATTCCCTCTGTATTCTTGATCTGTCATGCTGCCACCTTTGCTTTAATGCGCTCTTGATATAACTTTGCGTAGTACTCTTGAGCGTGTGGAATTTTGTCTTTGATCTTCTGGATCATTGCTTCGTCACGTTTGTAGGTGACAGTTGTTAAACGTTCTCGAAGATCGATACGCTCAACTAAATCAATTAGCTGCTCTCGATCATCCCAATCATTTGTAAGCTCGATAGGGCAAGGAAGTAACCAGAAATCAACCATTGCTTGCTCACAGTCGTAAAGCCACATGTAGCCTTGCATCTGCCAGTCATAGCCCGCCTTCTTTGCCTTTTCTTCTGCTTCATCTTGAAAGAATGGGTGAGTACCAATATCCCAAGTGCATTTAGTGTCGAGGATCAACTTGTTGTTCAGATCAAGAATGTCGCATTCACCAGTGATGAACTCATTTTCCAAACGACCTTCATGCTTCACATACTGACGGAAACGAACCTTACCAGACAGGCTGATTGCAATTTCTTCAAGTGCATTGCCTTTAGCTGTGTACTGGTTGCCTTTGAAAGACTTGAACGTGGTCAAGTCCTCCTTAACGATTGTTCTGATCTCAGTCTTAGCTGTATCGCTAAGAACTGAGCCTTTAGTTTTAGAGTCGCCTATAAGCTTATTTAGGCTTGAGCATCGGAATAGCTTCATAGTGCATTTACCTCAGCTATTTGTGCATTAGTAAGTGCATAGCCTTCTAATACATACTCTTTAGTAACTGCATCGGCTTTGATCTGCTCTAAGAGAACCGGGAACTCGTTGTCTGGTACAGTTGGTTTAACTTCCTGAACTTCTCCAACTTCCTTTACAGTGACATTTTTAAACCAGTCTTTAGGTGAGCTCATTCCATCACGTAAGCTAGTGAAAATCTTGCGAAGCGCAACGATATTGGCTGCTGTAATAGCATCAAGACGACGCTGAATGTAATCTTCAATGTCTTTCTTGGTGACGTTAAATTGCTCAAAGGCAACAACAAGTTTTTGTACAGCTTCTGGTGAAGTATCAGCACTTGCATGGATTGTCTTTTCGCACTGATTAACTGCATCATCAATTACATCACCGGGTATTACACCTAAGATGCATGCACGTAGACGACGAGCGCCATTATTTGCAACCAATTCATAAATATCGCGTGGATCTGTTAATTTTTTAGATCCATTGCGTGTATAACGAATATGTGGGACCTGAAAAACCTTTGTTTGACGGGTATTTGTTTCAACATCCCAAGCAAATGCTTCAACTGTAGATTCGCCATTTTCAGAAGATAATTCACGGATACCGTACTGAATATTTCCCCAATTCTGAGCAAGCATTTCTGCAAGTCGAATTGATGGACCAGTTACTGAACTACCACCACGAGCATAAGAATAAACAGCCGATTGAGCTAAACCGGGACGCTGGCATGCGTTCATAATTCGGTCATAAGCTTCAATTGGGTTACGTGGGAACTGTTTAGCAATAACTAAAGCAGCTTGTACCTCTGCAATTGCACGTTGACTATCAGATTGAACTGTAGACATTGCTTGAGTAGTAGGAGCGGCTACTGCAAAAGGGTTTTGTCCTGAGTGTTGTACTGGCGCATTCATAATCTTCTCCTAATTCTTTTCTACTGGGCGTTGTTCGAGTGAGTCTTGCCAGTCTTCTCTAGGCTCAGATCTATAACAAAGAACAACTTCATCAAGTTCCTTAACTAACCACTCATTGCCCCACATAAAAGGTTTAGTGGTGTAGCAACAAGTCAACCCATTTGCATCAGTTGCAGCCCAATTGGCTTCTACTGGAATGGTTGACCAATCGTATTTAGTCTCCATCACCCACCTCTCAACTCATTTATTTTCTCTTCTCTTGCCAGTTCTTCTAACTCTTCATTGATTGCTTGAATCTGAGATGAAGTTAGGGCGAATGGTTGACCATCTATAGCGTCTACGAATTCATAGTCTTCTACATGTGGACGGCTAAATTCAGTCACTTGAAGCATTGTGAAAGATACGTCTTGAGCATACTGAGGATTACCTTCATCCCACTCAAAAGAGCTTTCTTTCTCTATACCGCTGCATTTGCCAACAACATAGATATGTTCTTTGCCTGGACAGATAAGAGAGAAGTAAATCTCATCGTTAATCACTTCCACGTTTGTAGCTTCAAGGCTTGTGAATACAGCAGCATCAAACGAGATATTGGCTAACATATTCATTAGTTAGCTCCTTCCACTTGCACTCGCACATACATATTCTGTTTTGCTTTGAGTTCGTTGGCGTATTGCTCGTCGGCACAGCCTTTTAAGAAAGCAAATGCAATGAAGGTGATAATCCAGAAAGCTATGAAAGCTTTCGAGCCATCCCTGAAGGCTTGGCTAAACTTGTACTTTTCAATTCTTTGATTCATACTTATCTCACTCTTTGAGTAAAAGCACGCAGGTTTTAGTCGGTCTAGCGTGCTTTTTATTAAGGAATGAGTAAAGAATACTTTACATATTATTTGTTGTAAAGTGGTATTTACAAATTATTGTAAACTATACTAAACAATATGCTTTAATAGACAAAAGAAAACCCACCGTGGTGGTGGGTTCGAAGGGGGGATTAGTTGTAATTTTGAGGAAGTTCCCATAATGCTTCTGTCTTTAGACGCAATTTTTTTTGATTTTCCTTGAGACTATTCTCAATTTCCTTTATTAGTTTATGTTGTTTTACTATTTGATCTTTAACCTCTTCAGGAGGATTCGGGATCTCAATATTCAAAAACATTTCATCAGGAATACTGCGTCGTCTCTCTACACTGCCTTGCATTTTACTTTTGTATATTTTTCTTAGAGAATTAGATCTCAAAATCAAATCCAAATATTCTACATTAACTTCTCGTTTTAATCTAAAGATTTTGTATGCTGGGCTTACGGCAGCAGCATCGTAATATTTTTGAAATCCTAGAACACCTTCATCTATAGGGAACCCCATTACAAGTTCATTTTTAAAAACCTTTTTATACCCAGAAATATCAGAACTTGCGACTCGTTTTTTAAATTTCTCATGCTGATCAATTAAGCCATGTTCCATAGTGATACTCATAATAGGTATATTTGTATCCTCTCCCACTTTGACTTTGCCAGACAAGGATAGGAGTTCTTTTAGTTTTATAGTTGGGAATTTTGATTTTATATGTGAATTACTATAGTGAGCATAATTATAAATATAATCATTGCTTCTGATTAATTCTGGATTAACTTTTAAGAAACCTAATTCATTATAATATTTATCAAAGTCGCTCTTATTTAAATCAGCAAAATCTAAATTTTTTAAATCATTTTCGTCAATTTTTCTACGGAAAGAATCTAAACTTAGGCCATCATTTGTCACATTGTAGTAAAAAACGTCAGAATTTGTTCTACCATTATGACAGTTGGTAAAGTAGAGTATATTGGTTTTAACTTTTGCATATGGCAGAAAAACTTCTTTTGGAAGTGAAACTACTGCTTTTAGTTGGGCGTTTTCAAATAAATACTTCCTTACTGGAGCTAAAGCGGCTTTAAAAAGAAAGCCTTCAGGTACTACTAATGCCATTCGCCCTCCTTT